TTCGCCAGCTCTTCCCGCAAAGCAGCCAGCTCAGCCTGAACATCATCGAACATGCACCAAGCGCCGTCGCCACTGAGATACGTTTCTTCCATGTGCCAGTTGATTCTGTATCGCTTGAGATCACTCATTTCCAAAACTCCTTGCCGTTTATGAGGTGGGGCGGTTAAGAGGACGCGCCCATCATGTCGTCGCCTGACCATGGATCGTCCTGGTCTTGCGGATCAACGTCATCACCTTCAAGGCGCAGCGCCTTCTGGCAGCGCTCCATGTGGTGGTGAAGCGACCATGGCCCATTGAATTGCTTGCCGCAGCCAGGGCATTCAAAATCAGATTCAGGTGTCTCGTCGCGTTCGCTCATAGCGGTTCTCCAAAATCGTTATCTGGCGGATCGAAGTCGTCGAATTCCTTCTGGCGGCGCTCGGCGTCGGTCAGGCCGTCTTCGGGTTCGTCGTCTTCGGGCGGCTCCAGGTTGTGGTCGCCTAGGTAGAACCTGTTTGTTGGTTTCATACGTCGAACATCTTTCCGTACATTATCCCGACAAGCTCCGTCGCCTTGTCTGTGTCGTAATTCATCAGGGCGCGATTGATTGCATGGATGTCTTCGCGGAACTCGCCGAATACTGCTTCCACAACCTGCCTGCGGATCTGCTTCAACTTTGCATCAAGTTCGCCTTTCGCACCGTACTGAACAGTTGCTGTACAGCCGAACTCTGCCTTGAAGCTGTAGACGTAATGGATTGGGGCGAGCGCTGGAAGATCGGTCGCTGACGACGCAAAATTAATAAGTGGATTCATTACGCAGCGGCGCTCATTGGTCTGCGCGGCCTTAATCATTTCAGAAAGCTTGCTCATCACAGATACCCCATCCCAGCCATCCAGAAAATAACGATCAGCGCGGCGGCCGACCACTTAAGAGTTCTAGCCATGGCGAGGCCTGCACATTGCAGTGATCAGCTGGAAGACAATGGCGTCAGCCTTTTCTCTCGCCGGCTTCTCGATTGAAATCAAGCAGCCTTCCTCGTCAAGATCGCCTTCAACTGCGCCAGCGGCAATCAATGCAACGTAAAGGTCGTACTCCCAGCCACTGTTACCGAATGGCCGCTTTCCGCTAAACCCTTCACCCTCATTCCACAATTTGATCAGAAGCTCTCTGAGGTATTCGCGGATTGGCATTCGTCCACCTGCGTCCGGGAATTCCCACATGAAGTCGAGAAGGCCGGGGTCGTCGCAAGGGTCTTCAGCTGGCACATACCGAACTCCATCGATCTCAACATTCATGGCGAATCTCCGCATGCCAGATTCCATTCACACGCATTGGCGCGCGATTCCAGGCGATTGCGTCACTCAGCGAGTAACCCATAGCCACGACCGCATCAGCGATCCCTGCAAAGCTGCTGGCGATGATTGGGATGTTCATTTTGATTCCTCGGCGGGTGGAGCTGGAAGGGGCATCCAGTGGGTAACCTTCTTTCCCCAAAAGTCGAACACACCGCCGTGAGGTTCGCGGCTATACGTGTGCCACGCATCAGTTTCGGAAATCATTTCGCCGAGGTGGTTTTTAACCGCAACGATTATCGGCATGCCATCCATGCTCGCAGGTGGATATGCATCTGAAACGCTAGTCCAGTTACTCATTTCAAAACCCCTTCAACGTAGAGAGCGATGACCGCCGCCGTGACGTGCGCGGCGATCAGCATGATTTCGGTTAGTTTTGCGGTGAGTCGGACCGTTTTATCCATTGGTCAATCGTCATCCCAACAGAGTTCTCTATTCGGGTCGGCGCACGGCGCACCGCCCGAGCAAGGTCTACCCATGCCATCTCGGCGGAATGCTCCAGCGGAGTCAGGTCGCCACGGGTCAGCGCGTAGTTCAGCATCCCGGTCGCCCGCTCGATGTGAACCTGAGCCAATTGCTCGTTTTCGGTTTTGTTCGCGACATCCAGGCATAAGTCTAGAAGTTCGCGGCAGGCTTTTGGGATCATGGTCTGTGTCTCGGTTGGTGTTGGTTTGTGAGATGAACTGTAATTCTTGGCCGGACAGTCGTCAAGCGGAATATTGATAAAAACAGATGTCAGTCCGGTACCATTGAAAGCCAGTCCGGTACCATGTAAATTGCAGAGGTCTAAATCAGGAGGTCTTATGGACACTCAAAAGAGCATCAGGATCGCCATGGCGAAGAAGGGCATCAACCAGAAGAAGCTGGCCGAGGATCTGAAGATGGGTCAGTCGAGTTTGAGCCTGCTGATGAAGCAGGACTCATGCACCGGCGCCACGATGAGGAAGCTGGCCGGATACTTCGGGATGAAGGTGAGCGAGTTCATAGCGCTCGGCGAGGAATAAAAAAAGGCCCCAGCAATTGGGGCCTTGTTGTATCTGGAGCTCAAGCCGCAGCCGCAACCTCAATGTGCGCCTTCTTGGAGAACTGCTTGATCAGCTTCTGGAGGCGCTGCTCGAACTCGTCCTGGTCGGCCTGGTCGAGATGGGTCAGGACTACGCCGATGTCGTGGACCACCGCCCCGATCAGCTCGGCATCCTTGGACATCTTCACCCCGCGCATTGCCGCCAGTTCGTCATGCTGGACCGGCGCCGGCTTCTGCTTCGACTCCTTCACCGCACGCCTTAGCTCTCCAAGGGTCTCGAACTCAGGAACCGCTAGGCCGACCTTGTAAGCCCTCCTGACCCATGAAACGTAGTTGCGCACCGTCATAGGCGCCGGCAACAACGTAGCCCCATCTGCGGGCCTCCCTGCCTGTCGATTCCATCCATTCGCATCGTAAGCATCGCCGACCATCTCTTCGAAGTCCTGGAGCGTATCCGCCTGGGCCTCCTTGATTGCGTCGAGGATCTGACTGGCCAGCTCTTCTACCTGAGCGGCTGCGTGTTCGATGTTCGTGAAAATCTTGGCGAGATCATTGGTCATGGCTGTTACCTGATTGGTCTGCGTGCCGCTTCCTTGTATGGCTGAGTGGTTGGCCCCGGTGCTCCTCGGGAACCTGAGGATGGTACAGGCTATGGGATCAGTCAAGTTTATGCAGAAAACACATGAGCAAGAAAAACCAAACTAAAACGCTTGCTAATGGTCATGCTCCTCGGATATTGTGTGCTTGCAAATCGTTAATCACTAAGGAGCAGGAATGAACGTCGGACGATCAATCAATATCGCAATGGCGAAAAAGGATATGCGCCGACCGGATCTGGCAAAGATCCTGGGCACTACTCCGCAAAACATCAAAAACCTCATCGACCGCGACAACACCAGTACGGAAACCCTCCGTAAGCTGGCGGCAATCTTCGGCATGTCGGTTAGTGAGTTCATCAGGCTAGGAGAGGAATGAAATGGCTGAATATGGATTTGTTTACTGCCTGAGCAACGCCTGCATGCCTGGCGTGTACAAAATAGGATTCACTCGTGGATCCCCCCACTTCCGTGCACAGCAGCTTTCAGCCCCAACAGGCGTACCGGTTCCATTCGAAGTTGAGTGGTACGTGGAGACGGAGTGCGCCGATCTGCTCGAGAAGGACGTTCACGATCGGTTCAGCTTCGATAGGGTTCATGGCAGTCGAGAATTCTTCAGGGTCTGCCCTATCGATGTATTTGAATACCTTGATGGTCGTCATGCTTCTGACTGGCGCAGTCCTGATCATCTATTCCGTATCGAGAAAAAACGGAAATCACTGGCATTGGCGGGTTGATATGGCTGCTCTGCCCTACATTCAGCTGTATCCAGCTGACTACCTGGCAGACACGGCGCACCTCAATGCTTCCCAGCATGGGGCTTACCTGCTGCTGATCATGAACTACTGGCAGACCGGCGCACCGCTAAAGGATTCCAACGTACGTTTAGCGAACGTTGCACGGATGTCTCAACAGGAGTGGATTGAGACGAGAGAACTGCTCGAAGAGTTCTTCGAAATCAAGGATGGAGAGTGGATTCATCATCGTATTGAGCGTGATTTATCCGGCGTTTACTCAAAATCCAAAAATGCGAGCATGGCTGGGAAGGCCAGCGCAGAGGCTCGGCGCATCAAACGTTTAACGAACGCTGCAACGAACGTTCAACGGAACGTCAACCATACAGATACAGATACAGATACAGATGTAGATAAAGATCAAAAACACTTGCCACCTGCTTCGCCGGATGACGGCCTGCCGGGGGCGAAGGTTAAAAAGGAATCAGGGTTGATCAGCCTGAAGCAATTGGTTGCTGAAGGATGCAATCAGCAGCACGCCAAAGACTGGCTGGCAGTACGCAAGAGCAAGAAGGCCCCACTTACCTTGACCGCCTGGAACGGAGTGAAGGCAGAAGCGGAAAGGGCAGGAATGACACCGGCGCAGGCAGTAGAAATTTCTGCGGCAAGTGGATGGCAGGGATTCAAGGCGTCATGGGCAGCAAACGAAAAAGCGAAGCAGCCAGCTACGACTGCTAAGCACACAGGCTTCGATTCTCGAGACTACGAGAAAGGTCTAACAGATAACGGGGATGGAACACATGGATTCTAACGCACTGGACCTGACTATCCATGAAATGGAAAAAAAATGGGTATCAGCAAAATCTATTGGATCATGCGAAAAGCATGGCGCATTTGTGGCTATGACATCGACTCGAAACGGGACTACTAGCGGTTGCCCAAAATGCTGCCTGGAGAGCAGGGAGATTGAAATTGCCGAGGAAAGAAGGCAGGACTCAATCAAGGCAAAGGCGGCGCGCCTAGAGAGGAAGCTGGGAAGTGCAATGATCCCAAAGAGGTTTGCCGGTAAAACATTTGAGGAGTACGCGGCATCGACTCCAGCGCAGGAAAAGAATCTCCGTGAGTGCAAGTCCTACGCTGAGAAATTCGATGAGAACTACAAGTCTGGTAAATGCCTGCTGCTGCTTGGGAAGCCAGGAACCGGGAAAACCCACCTGGCCAGTGCTATCGCCTGGCGCGTCATGCTTGAAACAAGTCATACGGCGGTATACCGGACGGTTGGCGGGATCCTTCAGCTGATCAAGGGCAGCTACAGCAGCGGTGCCGAATACAGCGAGTCTGATGCGTACGAGGCCTTCACTTCTCCGTCGCTGATGATCATCGATGAGGTCGGCGCAACAAAGCCGACAGAGTTTGAGCTGGCCACGCTGTTCGCGATCATCAACGCTCGTTACGAAGACCAGCTACCTACCATCGTTATTTCAAACCTGCAGCCTGATGAGCTTGGCCCAGTGCTTGGCGAGCGATCTGTTGACAGGCTGCGCGAGGGCGGCGGGATTGCCTTGGTATTCAACTGGGACAGCGAACGGAAGAATCTGAAATGACACCACAAGACCAAGCAGTAGCCAACCTAGTCGCCGAAGGCTTCCAGGTTGTCGAGAGAAACAAAACAATCGTTCGACTGACCAAAGGGCCTGACGCCAGGCTGGTTCGGCAGGATGGGACGGTGAAGCGGGCGAATCACTATCTGAGGGCGAAGTGATGGAAGACAAGGAATTGCTCAGGCTGGCCGCGAAGGCTGCTGGATATCCGATCCATAGCGATGCGAAGTGGGTAGGCGCTGGCGGCGGGAAGCCTTCGCTCTACATGGGCGAGCGCGGGCCAAAGTGGAATCCGCTCGAAGACGATGGAGATGCGCTCAAACTAGCCTGCACCTTGAGGTTCAACATCGAAATCAATGAAGACTGGATTGTGGTTATTACCTGTGAGCCGGATGCTTCTGCCGAGGTCCCGGTGAATTTCGGTGATGTTGCAACTGCTACGCGCCGAGCTATCACTGTTGCGGCAGCGGAAATTGGGAAGGTGACAGAATGACCGCCATAAACCTCCCCGGCCAATTGGAAGTGTCGCTTGTTGTGGATCACGCAATCGGCATCAAGGCGCTGACTGAGCAAGATCGCGCAGAGGGCGACGTGTACATGGCCCGGCAGATCGCCAAGCTCCTGCGCCAGTACGAAGAAAGGCCTACATCTGAAACCTGGAGCCGCATACAGGCTCTCGCAGCGGAGATTTTGAAATGAGTAAATTGAAGATGACCATTAGCATTGAGTTTTATCAAGATGGCAAAGACCGAGAGCCGATGTATTTGAATCTTGATGTCCATGCCGATAACCCGACAGACGAGAACATTGCTGACATCATCCGCGATGAAATAATCGAACATTTGCAATCCTGCCAAGAATAACCACCGAAGGAACGAAGACCATGACCAACGCAATCGAACAGGCTAAGCGCGAGATGTATGAGCGGCTCGGCTATCTCAATAAAAACTGCGACAGGCCTAACCTGCTTGCCATGCTTGAATCATCGCTTGAGTCCTACCTAGAACTCCTGCGCCAAGACCACGAAGCGCTGCACGAAACTGCGCGCAAGCGGTTTGAGGATATTCAGGCGCTCGAAATGAAGAACGATGCGCAGCGTGAGATCATCGAAGGAGCCGGCGGAACGAATGAACTGAGCTATCGCCTGGCCAAGATGACCGAGGAGCGAGACGCGATCCAGCTTCGTCTGCACGCCGTAGATCACGCGTACAAGGCGCAGCAGGAGAAGGCCAGTACATCCGGTCAAACTTCAGGAGATCGCGCCTCCTGCAAAGCCACAGAGGCCAATGCGGAGGTAATTCGAGCGGCAGCCAGGAACATTCAGCTGGTTATCACTGATTGGGGTATGGGAGACCTCAAAGCAAAGAAGGCAATGCGGCAGATTGCGCGCATCGTGAACGGTGACGGAACCGTTGGCGCCGCGCTGGGTGCGATGGAGAAGCCGACGACCTGCATGCACAGCTTCTTCGCGATAGGCCAAGATCAGATGAAGTGCACTTTTTGCGGGGTGGGGAAATGAGTGCTCTGATGGTTATCATGATGCTTGGCGGCTACTACGGGAGCTCTCCTACGATTACGGTTGAAAGATTCGCAACAGTTCAGATCTGCGAAAATGTCGCCGCACAAGTCAGGCAAAAATTCATGGCTTCAGGCGGCCAGTCAGGGAAGTCATACAAAGAGGCCCCATCATTCATCCAAGTAGAATGCATCGAGATTCGTCCTTGAAACGAAACTGGACAATCCACGTCGCCGGGTGGCTTCCATTTCAGATGGTGTCACTCGAAGGTGATCTAGACCACGCTGGGGCGCTAGCTGCTGCTCGCGTCATCTGGCCAAATGCAACCGTTTCGTGAGGAAAGACCAATGAGCAATGAGAAAATGCGGGAAGAGTTTGAGCGTGACTGGGGGCTCACCAATGAAGAGCAAGGCATCTATTTCATTCCAGAGCTGAACATGTACGGCTCAGAGGTGGTTAATCGTGCCGCCGAGCTAAAGTCGTCTGCGTGGGTTTATTTCCAGAAGGGCTGGAAGATGTCCATGTCGCGACTGGAGGTTAAGTTGCCGGTCATCAAGAACAGCGATTGGGCGTGCTCATCTGATGAATGCGAGTACATTCGGCAGGGGATAACCATGTCCAAGCATGCAATCAACGCGGCCGGCATCAAGGTGAGGCCATGAGCCTCTTCTGGTTCATCTTCGGCGCATCAATCATCACATTCGCCACTTCAATCGCATGGATGGTGTTCGCATGAATCGCAGAGAGAGTTTTGAGTTGGCCTATGCCCAGGCCCACGACCTACCCATAGAAACATTCTCCCAGTACCGGATGGGGGATACGTACAGGCTGCCTATGATCGCCAAATGCTACAGGTTCTGGTGCGCGGCGCTGGACTCGGAAGGGCAGGAGTCGGTGGTTTCTGTGGCTGAATCTGCAAATTAATCTGCTATCATCACCAAGCGCCTAGGGGTAGCTCCCCGAAATCCGACCTGTCATCGGGCTGGCGCTCTTCACCAATCAATGACAGATCTCTAGACAAGGGGAAATCGATATGACCGATTATTCAGAATTGAAGAAGCTGGCTGAAAACGCTCTTGGCGACTGGTATGAGTCCGGAGAGCTTCGTTACGAAGACAGAAGCGGGTATACCTGCGGACTTCATCATGACGATGAGTATTTCATCGCCGCAGCCAACCCTGCCGCAGTACTGGCGCTGATCGCCGAGAACGAAAAGCTGAAGGCTGATCTGCGAGACTCGAAAGACGCGAAGCTTGGACTGAGCTGGGCTCTTGGCGAAATCAATGGCGAGAACGAAAAGCTGCGCAAGGATGCAAGCCGACATCGTTGGCTTCGGGAGCATCAGTTTGATGTTGGGAGCTTTTACGATGTGAGTGAGTACAATCACAAAGCATGGTTTGAGCACATCGATGATGAATCCATAGACCGCTGTATTTCGGAAGATACAGAGTTCGCAGCGGAAAATGGCCTATGAAGCCGAAGCGCTGCAAGTCCTGCCGCGAGCCATTCACTCCTTCGCGTCCACTCCAGTCAGCCTGTGGCGTTCAATGCGCCATAGCGCTGACCAATGCAGGCAAGGAGAAGGCGCGCAAGGCTAAGGAGGCCAGGGAGCGCCAGGAGCATCGCCAGGCGAAGGAGAAGATCAAGTCGAAGGGTGAGCATGCCCGGGAAGCGCAGATCGCTTTTAATGCCTGGATCAGGATGAGAGATCAAGGCCTTCCGTGCATATCCTGCGGTACCACGGCAGATGTTCAATATGCCGCCGGGCACTATAGGACTGTCGCCTCATGTCCTGAGCTACGGTTCGAGCCGCTGAACGTCCACCTGCAATGCAACCGAAACTGCAACATGGCGAAATCAGGCTCGATTCTGGAGTACCGTATCGAACTGGTGAAGCGGATCGGCCAAGAGAAGGTCGATTGGTTAGAGGGGGCCCATGCCCCGAAGCGGTACACGATCGATGAGTTGAAGGCCATCAAGGCTGAATACCGGGCTAAAATCAGGGAGATGATAAAGTCTTGCGAGCTTGCCTGCTAATCACTAGAATCAGTTCACCGATGAGCATTGGTCTGCTTCTCAGGTGGTTGGTAGCAAAGATGGCCGGGCACATCTGAAAACAAGTCCCGGAGAACAACCAACGCCAACGACGCGGAGAACAGCTTCCGCCAGCCCGCAGATGCGGATCGTCTTTATCGGCAAGTCATCGATTGCAGCGGCTGACCGCACACCTAGCAGGGATGTGCGCACAGTTGATGGCTTGACCGATGCAGATGAATGCGCAGGCTGATGCGCTGACCGCAGGACGGCTGACCCGCAGCTGAATCGCGCGAGCCCCATCGACGTGGTGAATGGGGAAAGCCGGAGATCAGCGCCGGCCATCTGAATCAATAACCGATAAGCCTCTCAACGATGCTCAAATCTTCGGTGCAACACAAAAGCCCTGATCTTATGGTTGGGGCTTTTTTATGCCACAATGGATTTACTATTTAGCCGCAACCATACCGAGGATTGACCGATGGCTGTCGACGCAAGATTTGCTCCAAAGTACAACGGTGCCATCACCGTATCTCCAGGCGCTGCTAGTGCGTCTTCGACCATTGGGTTTGGCAGCAAGACTATTTGCTTCACCAACCTATCGGCAGTCCAGACATACGTTCGAGTGTCTAAGGGTGCAGCTACTGCATCGGTCGCCGATCACGCATTGCTGCCAAGTCAGCAGATCTGGATCTCGAAAGACCAGGACGCCGACACTGTTTCTTACATCGCTCCGGCTGGTAGCGGCTCACTCCACATCATGCCCGGCGAAGGGTTCTGATCTGGTAGAATCAATTTGCGGATAGGACGGCCATCCGAAAAGCAGTTTGTCACTGCCTTCCGCGAATCCTTCGACAGCCTCTAGACAGGAGCGCCTCTTGATCACCAAAGATCGACTTAAAGAAATTTGCACGTATGACCCAGAAACCGGGATGTTCACAGGAATTGTGGATCGCGGAAGAAAATATAAAGCGGGTATGCCGTTCGGAAAGCTTGATAGAGATGGTTATCTCCAGGTAACTATCGACGCGAGATGCTATCGGGTTCACAGGCTAGCATGGGTGTTTATCCACGGGTCTCACCCTAGCGGGACGATAGATCATAAAAACGGCGACAAGCTAGACAATAGGATCGAAAACCTAAGGGTGGCCACGCATAGCGAGCAGGCATGCAACACAAAGGTTAAGGCTATTAGCAAGTCTGGGGTTAAGGGTGTCTTTTACAAAAAAGGCTAACAGGAACTGGGTGGCGATAGTGAAACACATGGGGACTATCGTATTCTCTGGGGTATACC